TTTAAAGATAAATAATAAGCTAACCCTGCTGTAAGACAAGGATAGAACCTAAAAGGAACTTCTAATGTATTGGCTGCCGTATCTGCGTCTTGTATTCTAGTCAAAGCGTCATAATAAATTACATCCGTGCTATTTTCAGGAGCAGGCCATATTTTTAAATTTGGTGTAATGTGTCTGTCTAAAAAAAATTGTGTAGGTCTTCCTGTAGTAGCTTTATTTGCTATAGCTAAATAACTGTCTCTACTTATGCGACCCAAACTGTAATCAACACTACTTCGTCTTACAGCAGCGGACAATATATCAATTACATCCGTCCCTAGATCATATTCTGTGTCATTTGCAGTAACGGTCTGTGTACGTTGTTCTATAGTCCATTGATTTAAACCACGGTTAGCCCATTCGGACAACATTAGATTTAAAGACCTTTTGGCAGTTCGTAAATCATAACCTGTTCTGCTTTGTAGCCCGCAGCGTTCATACGCTTCTTCAATATATTCCGCTACGTCTAACTCGAAATCAGTAGAATTTGAAGTTGTCATTAAGCCCTACCTTTTTTCTTACAAGTACAAGATTTTTTAGATTTCCCACATTTTGGACATTTACCTGCTGCTTTTGCAGCCATAGATTTTCCCTTTTTTGTATAAGGGTATTTTTTTCCTTTTACTACCGGCATTTTTTTTCTCCTTATTTTATCAAAAACAACACCACTGTTACAAGTTGTACCAAAATAACTCCTAGTATACCCCATACACGAGCATCTATCTTATCCATTTGATTTTGCAAATGAACTAGATGATTAGTCTCTAATCTTATTAAGGTTTCTTCAACAATCGCTGTTCTTTTGTCTAAACTATTTAGAAAATCTTTTTCTCGTTTAGTTGCCATTTATCCCTCAAGAATAAAAAAGTGTCATCATATCTGCTACGTCCACAGTATATGACACGCTCATACCATTTGCAAATACCACTCCTTCTGAAGGAATAGTCCTATCAATAACAGTGTTAGCGGTCCCTATAGTTCTTGCTTTCATAAGCTCTGTTCCGTCTTCTGGAGCACCATCATAAAAAGATACCGTTCCTGCCGTACCTCCTGAAACAATTGACATTCCTCTTAAACGAACTCTAGCACCACTTCCTACAGATTGACCGCATAAGGTTCCAGAACCAACTTTAATATTGGCTGCATATTGCGCTGAACATTCTACAGCTGTTACTGTTAAAAATAGCTTTGCTCCAGCAACTGCCTCTGCTGAACTTGTTGAAGTAATGACTTCTGTCATAGCATCTCCAAAAACATCTGTGCCAGTTATAGTGCAAGTTTTTGCATTATCCCCAGTTCCTGTAGTTGTAACAATAACATTTCTTGCGGCACTACCAGCAAATGTAGTATTTGCCATTGTAGCGGAAGTATCTGGTCTTGCTGCTGTAACCAATCTATCGTCATCTGACGCGTTTTCATCATTTACAGTCAACACTCTTACATCAGATCCTGCCATATTTTTCTCCTTTTTAAAAAGGGGGAAATTAATCCCCCAATAATTTTATTCGTACATAGCTCTGCTTATTGCAGTATAATGCACATTTACTGCTTCGGCTGCTGCCGCTCCAGCTTCAATTCCAATGTAAGGAATAAAATCAACATCGTCAGTTAACGCTGCTGTTTTTGTAGTTCCTGTTGAAACTGCTGTTCCACCAGTTGAACCAGAAGTAGAAGTTACATTATATTGTTGTCCATTAACAAAAATAGATGCTTTTCTATCGCTGTCAATTTCAATTTTAAAATGATAAGGAGTATTAGCCGCTACTGTAATAGGTAACTGACTAATATAATCAGTTCCACCAATACTGTGAACAAAATGCCAATAGCTATAATCACTAAATGCCTCAGAGTTTGTTGCATCTGTTTGATATTTAAAAAATGCTTGGTTTGCATCAGTTGCTACTAATTGGTCATTAGTTAACTTTAATCCTGCCCATACTTTTTGGTTATCAAGTGCTGGCAACATTATAGAACATTCCCAATGAGTAGAATTTTCTGTTCCCCATTGAACACCTGTCCATGCAGATATTGAATCTGTATCACCAGTTCCTGCATTATCAAGGTGAGGTGCTAGTATTCCTTGGTCTTGGTCAGCACCAGCAGTTGTCATTAATATTCCCGCAGAAGTTGTTGGAAAGGTGCATAAAGCTGAAGTCATATTAGTTCCTAAAACTTCAAAGTTCTTTTGACCTGCTCTTGCTACTTCAACAGTTGATGCAGCGTCTAAGTTTGCGTTAAGGATAGGTCTTTGTAAAAAATACTCTTCTAGGTAATACCTACGAGTGTCTTTAAGACCATTTATTGTTGTTCTGTCTTGAATTAAGCCAGTAGTAGTATTTTTACTTACTAACTTAAAATTGTTTTCAGAGCGGACTGCTCCTGAAAAAGTTGAATTAGCCATGTCAAATCTCCTTGTCTTGGCAAATGTCAGTTACACCATGTAACTGTCAAGGTTTAATTTATTATACACAAAAAAATAAGGACGGCAAGAACCGTCCTTATTAAAGCATAATAAATTTTAAAAAAGTTTTATGCTGCGCCCGGAGTTGCGAATACACATCTCCAGTCTGAAACACCAAAACTATAACGCTCTCTAGCTTTAAATCTCATGTTCCCTGTATCAAAATCGCCTTCCATAGCGGTCTTAATCGGTGAACGATTAAAGAATTTAAAACCATTTGGAGCATCTGTTTTAATAAAAAACGCATCTGTGTCAGTTAAGAAATGGTTTACAACGGCACCGTCTGGTAACATTCCCATATTCTTCATTGCATTTGCGTCATTATCAGCTGTGCCCGGTCTTAGGTTACTGTTTAATACTCTTTCAGCAATAAATTGTAATTCTTTTGGAATAATCAATTTAGTGCCTCTTACAGCAATTTTAAGACCTCTTTCATCCTTAAAACCAGCAATGTCTATTAACGCCTGTTCTAACGAAGTTTCATTAAGATCAGAAGCTGTTGATAAAATATTGCTTTGGTTTCCGTTTATTGTTGGATGTGAAGCAGACGCTAACGCTACGCCGTCCCCAATAGCACTACTTGAACTAAACGCATTGTTTAGTATTGCAGCAGCTTTAATCTGCTTAGTTTGTGCCATAGATCTAGCTAACGCTTTTGTGTATCTACTAGCAAGTCTGTCATAAAGATTATCCTCAATTGCTTCTTCAGTAATTGAAAAAGCAAGAGCAATAGTCTCGTGAGTGTATCTTGCAGTAAATGTTTCTTGTGCGTCATCAAAGCTTACCGTACCACCCTCTGATTTAGTTGGGGCAGTTGAAAAACCTGCTAACATCACTTCTTCTTCAAACGCTCTATCTGATGATTCTTCTTCAAAAACCTCAGAATGTTCGTTTTCATACCTATCGTACTCAAGGCCAAATAAGGCGTTAAGTCCCGGCTCTAGCTCTTTCGCTAGTTGTGCTCTTGATATAGCCATAACTTATCTCCTTATATACCTGTATTGGCTGCGGTGCCAACAGCGGCCGCAAATCCTGAGTTAAAAGGTGCATTTAAACGAACGATATATTGATGACCCACAGCTGAGTAATCTACATTCGCATCGTCTTCATGCAATCCAACGATCCTAAGATCTAAACCAGCAGTTGTCGCAGCTGTGCTTATATCAATCATATCTGTGGATTGCCCTGTATTAGTGCTTCCATCATTTACGCTTGCCATGTCACAGTTTGAAAAAACATCTGCTAAAGCTGTCGCTCTGTTTGTATTAGTGCCATCCGCAACAACTGTATAAAGTTGCATTGGGTTATCAAATACAAAAGCCTTTACAGGATGGTTTGTATCTACACTAACATTGTTTGATCCCGGCCAGTAGTTTTTAAAAGTTGTCTTCTTTGTACCTGAATCTACAAATTCACAACCATAAAAAACACCTAGGGGAGCGACCGCTTGGTCTGAAATAGCTATGGTTCCTCCCGCTAATGGAATAACGATACCCCCTTGATAAATCGCAGTGGTATAATCGTTAGCAATCTCGTACTGAGTTGTACCTGTGGTATTTGCCCCAGCACCCGTTATTCCAATAGGACGAAGCCCGTAGCCTCCGGCTAAATTATTTGCCATTTTTAAGTCTCCTATTAAAAGTTAAAGTTACTATTTCTTTTGTTGACCTCCAAAGGTCACACGAGATTGACGATCTGGTCTACTAATTGTCATAGTAGAATGAGCATTTTCTCTCATCATATCCTGATCTACCGCTTGCATTTGATCTGCATTTCTTTCTGAAAAATATTGCGTTCTCTCAGCTACGGTTTCATCGGGTATGCGAGCTAATAATAATCCACCAACTCCAAATACACCTTCATATTTACCTGTATCAAGTACGGGGGCTTCAAAATCTGGATATTCATCTTTTCTTACAAGTTCCCAACCTTCTCGTAATTTTGCTGAAATATTTTTGGTATCATCAAAACCTCTTGTTTCAGCGCGTATCCAACGATGTTTAAAACCATCGGGGGCAGGCGGTGCATCTAACATAGATGGTGGTGCCCACGGCTTTCTTGCAGCCGTCTTTTCTCTAGTCTTTGCTGTGCGTGGAGTTCTTTCAATAGATCCCTCAAACATTTCTTTTTGCTTTTCCATTTAATTACTCCTTCACATATTTTGCGTATTCCTCTAAAGGAACACCCAGTTTTTTTGCTATTGCAACTTGCCTTTGGGTAAGTCGCACTTGTTTCTTCCCACTGCTTCGTCCAGAATTTGTTCTTGAAGCAGAGGCAACATTCTGGACGGGTTTCTTGCTCTGTGCTCCATTGTTAAACTTATGTGGAAATTCTTCTCCCATACGTTTATCCAATTCATTATAGTATTCATCCGTTTTCGGGTCAATACCTTCTTGTTCTACTATTTCTTTATGTATGCCAAATGCCGCATAAGTCATGGCACTATCATTCCCAAACCAATTATTCCTTTCAGCCCATGCCTGCGCTTTAGGGTCAGGTGGTTGTGGAGGCTGTGCCTGCGGTTGTGGAGGCTGTGCCTGCGGTTGTGCCTGTGCCTGTGTCGTTTGATTTTGACTAGACTTTCTTTCCTGAGCTCTTTTTGCCTGTTCCGCTCTATCCGCCTCGACCGCAAGAGTAGTCATTTCTTTTTGTGCTTTTACCGCAGCCTCAGTATCTCCTATTTCCATCGCAGCTCGTAAATTAGATTCTACCTGAGCCATTTGAGATTCTACGCGGCCGCTATATTGGTCCACATAGTTTGTATCCATTTGGTTAAGTTTTTGTGCTAAGTTTTTGTTTTCTTGGTCTTTTTGCTTCGCAAAATTGAGGGCTTCTTCGGCGTTTTTTTCGGCTTCACGCATTTTTTTAGTAAGCCTGTTAATACGTTTTTGAGTTTTGTTTTCAGCTTCTTGAAACTCGTCATTAGACGCTCCAGCTTTTTCCTCAACTGAAGTATCCACATTTTCCTGTGATTCTTCGACAGTAATTTCAACATCTTCGGCCTCCTTTTGGTCTTCAATGTCTAAATTGAGTTGTTCGTCTTCTTTTTTTGGATTATTCATTTTTCACCTCTAATAATGTAAAATATCCTCTGGGTCCAAAATCTTTGCTAAAACTTCATCGTCATTCAATATTCTTACTTCTCCACCATCTATCTTAAATCTTGACCCAGCGTATCGAGCAAACATAACCCAATCTTTTTCTGCACACCAAGGACCTGCTGGAAACTTATCCGGGTCTTTATAAGCTAAAGGCCCCGCTTTTAAGACATAACCTACCTGCGTTGATATTTTACCCTCTTCTACCACTTGGTCTGGGAGTAAAACACCCCCTTCTGTTTTCCCTTTACCTCTATATGGCAAAATAAGA